AAAAGAGGTACAGTTTTATCCCTTACAAGTGAGAATAAGTGTGTTGTTACGGGATCTACACTTGGAGGCGGTGTTACTGCAAAAGCAAATTGTGTAGTATCTGATGATGTTGATACAACAACTGGTGGAAGTACAATTGCTGTACCAGTTTATATCTCTGGTTCATTAAACAAGAATGCTTTAACAGTAGAAGCTAGTTACACATTAATCCAAGCAGATATTGAAGATTTAAGAAATGCTGGAATCTTCATTTCAAGTGCAAATACTAAATAATTAGGAGGAAATATTGATGAGCTTATATGAAACAAGAACACTTATTAAAACTGCTAAGAAAATCTATCCGGTGTTAACGTGGTTCAAAAATCGTTACTTTCCAACATCTGACCAGGATATCTTTCCTACTAACAAAGTCCTAATCGAGTACAAGGAAGGTGGAAGAAAAATGGCACCATTCGTAATCCCACGTAGAGGTGGAATTACAATGGAACGTGAAGGCTACATTGGTAAAGAGTATGAACCACCGTACATTGCGCCACAAAGACCATTAACAATTGATGATCTTAATAAAAAAGGGTTCGGAGAAGGCTTATATTCGGAGTTAACACCTGAGCAAAGACAAGCACAAGTACTAGGAGAAGATCTATCAGAATTATCAGAAATGATTGACAGAAGAGAAGAGTGGATGTGTGCAGAATTACTTTTTAAAGGTGAAGTTATCATGAAACATTATGCTGAGAAGTATGGTGTTGGAACACCAGTTGAAAAGGTATTACGCTTTTTTGATTCATCTTTCGATAATGAGTACACTCCAACAGATGATTGGGATTCTTCATCAGGAACAATTTATGATGACCTTGAGGCTATGGTAATGATGCTTGTTCAATCTGGTTGTAAAGCAACAGACCTTGTAATGTCTGCATCAGCTTGGAAATCATTTATTAATGATGTAAAGATTCAAAAGCTATATGATTTAGCAAGAGTAAACGTTGGTAATATTGAGCCAATGGAACTACCTGATGGTGTTTCTTATATGGGGCAAATCGTTATTGCTGGTAAGAAATTAGATATCTTTGTATATGCAGAACAATACGAGGATGAGAGCGGAACGATTCAAACCTTCATGCCTTCTGGAAAGATTTTAATTACAGCACCAAATATGGGGCGTATGTTGTATGGTGCGATTTCACAAATCGAACAATCTGATGGGCAATTCCATACATATACAGGTAAGAAAATTCCTAAGTATATTACAGATGCTAAGTTTGAAACAAGAGAAATCAGAGTTGCATCGGCACCTGTTCCAGTACCGAATGATCGTAAAGGCTGGGTAGTAGCTGAAGTTATTTCGTAGGAGGTGCGATATGGTAAAACTAATTAGAGGTAAGTATGGCCCCAAGCTTTTATGTGCTGGGGTTGTCATTAGCATGGATGAAGCAAGTGAGAAAAGACTTGTTGATAGAAAAGTTGCAGTTTATGTCAATCCAGTTACTAATAGTAAATCTTGCGATAACGCAAGTGAAGAAGATGGTGGTGACACTCAAGAAGATAGCAATGTCGATCTGAAAGAAAACGGTGACAGTCAAGAAGAAAATACCAATCAAGAAGATGTTGTTATTAATGCTAAGTCAGAAGAAGAATTAGGAAAGATGAGATCAAAGAAAGAAATCATCGATTATGCAGAATCTATTGGATTACAAGGCTTATCAGAAGATGTAAAGAAAGATGAACTAATTGAATCAGTGTTGAACTACATCGAGGAAAACTTTGAGGTGGAAGATGAGCTTTAAAGATACTGTTAAGGAAGATATTCAAAACATATTCTTTAATACGGATGAATTTGCAAGTGAACATATACTTGATGGAACAGAAGTCGTTATCGTAGTTGATAATGATAAGTTAAGTTCGATAAGCGCAACTAAATCAAATGATTATGACGGAATATTTAATACAGGCTTATTTAATTCAGAAATTGTATTTTATATTAATGAGGAATATATTGAGAATGAGTTCTTTGTTGGCCAACTTGTTAATTTAGACAATAATGATTATCGGGTTGATAAGAGCACAAAGGTAGGCTCTGTTTATACGGTTGCATTGGGGGCGTTTGATAGTTGAGTAGCAGCGGGATAACAATTGAGATTAAAGAATCAGAGATACAAAGGATAAACAATATGCTGGGTTCTCTTAAAGGCAATACCGAAGATGTATTATATAGAGCTATCAACAGAACAATTACAAATGTTAAAAAGAACATGGCAATGGCAGCTTCAAAAGAATATTTTGTAACGAGTACACAAGTAAAAAGAACAATTAATATTACAAAAGCAACTAAAGGAAAATTAGTAGCTAAAGCGATATCAAAATCACCTACGATTCCATTATCAAAGTTTCGAGTAAGTCCTAACAGACCTGTTTCATATAATATAACAGTTAATCACAAAAGTAGTAGTAAATATAAATATTATAATTACTTAAAAAATTATGGAAAAGCTAACCCGTCCATGTATAAAGCAGGTACGAAAAGGGGAGAGCAGCTAAAAGCTTTTGGGAACAGGCCAAAAGCTTTTATTGCTGTTATGAAATCTGGCCATGTTGGTTTCTTTGTAAGACTTAATGATTCACAAAAACAGTCGCAGCAATCCTATTACGATAATCGGAAAGGAAATAAGAAAGTAAGAAATAATGCAATTAAACAATTATTTGGTCCATCAATTGCTCAAATGGTTGGTAATGAAAAGATTGTATCACATGTACAGAATGAGGCTAATAATATGCTACACAAGAGGATAGACGCAGAATTAAACAATATAATGAGGTGATAAGGATGTTGGATTTGTTTTTGCAATCAAAATTAGTTGAAGAAGTCAAAGAAGAATTAAAGAATTACAAATCAGTTAATAAGAACAATGAATTAGCTTCTATTAATGTTTTTTCACAGTGCTTACCAATACGAAAAACGAAAGAAGAATATGAGTATTATCCATATGTTCTAGTATGTATTGATGAGGAAAATATAATAGATTTTGAAGCAGAAATAGAGATCGATATATATTTTCTTGTGGGGATTTGTGATAAGGATGTAGATGCTCAAGGACATAAAGATTTATTAAATATCATAAATCGTCTACTAAAAAGATTCTATGAGAAACAAATCATTGCGGATAAGTATAGGTTTAAACTACCTGCAAAAATCAAATTGCAACAAGAAGAATACTATCCACAGTATCTAGGTGGAATGTTAACGAAGTGGGAACTTACAAAGTTAAATATTAAGGGGGATGATTACACATGACAGCAGAAAAAGTAGCCAAAAAAGTAAAATCACCTGTTTCAAACAGGTCAATAAATCAAACCAAAGAGACATTGATTTATTGTGGACCAACAATTAAAAATGTTGTAGTTTCAGGAGAAGCTTTTAATAATGGTTTACCTAAGAAATTAGAAAAGTTACTAGAGAACAAGGCAATTAAGAGATTGATTGTGCCTATTGATAGGATTGTTGATACCAAGAAGAATATCAAGAAAAATGGCACAATCGAAAATCTATCTTATAAGCAAATTGAGACAATGGAGGTTAAGTAGATGAGCATATATCAGCATGGAATAATTTCAAGTGAAAAACAAACTCAAGTATCAATGCCAGAGGTAGTAGAGAGTGCAGTTGGAGTAGTTATCGGGATAGCTCCTGTCAACTTGGCGAGTGATCCTTATAGTGTTACTAATGAAGCTAAGCTGATCGAGGATTATGACAGTGCAGTTAGCACATTCGGATATTCAACTGAATTTGGTAAATATACATTATGCCAAAGTATATTTGCTAGATTTATAAAGTATAAGTGTGCTCCAGTAGTTTTCATTAATGTTCTTGATCCTAAGAAGCATGTAAAAAGTGTTACAGATTTGCAAGTGAGTATTAGCTCCGGAAATGCAGTAATTGCTGAAAAGGGAATACTTATTGATACAATTGTTATTAAATCAGAAGATGGTGTTACAACACACACGAATGTTGATGATTATCTTGCTTCGTTCAATGAAGAGGGTTCAGTAATTATTTCAATTGCAGGTGATGGTGCAATTAAGTCAGATTCAGTAAAGGTATCATATTCTGCGTTAGATCCTAGCAAAGTAACGAATGAAGATATTATTGGTGGATATGATGTGGCAACGGGTAAAAGAAGTGGAATCGAATGTATAACGTCAGTGTTTAATAAATTCGGTAAAATTCCAAGTCATATTCTTGCACCTGGGTGGAGTCGCATACCTGCAATCGCATCTGTATTGAACTCAAAAGCAAAACTTATTAATGGATTATTTAATGCAATTGCTATTGTAGATATCTCTACGACCTCTGTAACAACAATAAGTGATTTGCAAGAATATAAGATTGATAATGGGTATAATGATAAATTCAATTTATCCTGCTATCCAAAGGTATTAAGCGGAGAATATGAATTATATATGTCTGCTATGGTAGATTGCGTCATTGCTGCTACAGATGCTGAATATGAAGGACCTTATGCATCTCCTTCGAATAAGAAGCTAATGATTTCGGGATTATGCAAAGAAGGTGGGGAATCTATCGAATTAACGATTGATGATGCAAACGCAATCAATGCAGTAGGTATTATGACAGCCCTTAATATGAATGGTTTTAGGACATGGGGAAATGAAATGTCTTGCTATCCAGAAAACAAGGATATAAAAGATCGTTTTATAGTATGTAGAAGAGTTTATAACTATCAGGATAATATGTTCAAACAGAAGTTTTTTGATGAGGTAGATAATCCTACTAACTATAAATTAATTGAATATGTTGTTAATGCTGAAAACAAAATTTTGTCATCA